ATTTTACGACATAGAGTAGTCTCGCAGTTTGACAGTAAAATGTTGAGCTTTTTTTATGACGGATTAGCCGTGCACAGAGTTTACTGTTGAACAAATAACAATACTCGGCCTCTAAAATATTGTTATTTAGTTTCAATTGATCGTAAATGTAACTTCAGTGATATATGATCAACTGATTTTTAGCGCTGAGCAGTCGTGCACGGCCGTTATTCCTTCATACTATAAAATACTTCACTCTAGAATTATATCCGAGTGTTGAGCTCATTTTACGACATAGAGTAGTCTCGCAGTTTGACAGTAAAATGTTGAGCATTTTTTATGACGGATTAGCCGTGCACAGAGTTTACTGTTGAACAACGAACAATACTAGACTCTAAAGAAACTGGACACTTAGTGTTATCCTACAATAATTATATGGTTAATGCTCCTGTAGCAATAGGTCGTAGGTGCACTGGACTCTAGTACTCTGTACTCTACTTTGTACTCCGTCTCACTGCTACGAGTGAGAGTTGCTGGGTAAGGGTGGTCATGAAAATAAAGGATGAGTAAATTTGTACATATTTATTGACATGCTTTACACGTTTTTAATACATCTCTGACATGCATGACGATGAAGCAATCAGTGCAACAAAGAATCAACACTTACATAGACATCGATACAACAATTACAAACGTTCAAGTGGTTAAGAACATAGGTAAACACAAAGAACAATAAACTTAAACTATCTATAGGAACATAGGAAACTTAAATTATTTAATATACTATACTATACTATACTATAATTACACACACTACATAAATCAACATGTACTTCTACATTGCAAGTTTACACAAAATGATACATAGTTAAAGTGCATGCAAGACACGCGGAAAGATCTCAAGCATCCGAAACACCAGAGTCAAAACGCTGTGCAAGATGTGATATGAGCTCTTTGTAAGCTAAAGAGTTTATATTTTGTTGCAGCCTATGCAACAGAAACCAATCCCCTATCTTGAGCCTTTGAAACACTACGGCGTTGTTTTTAGCACAACTCATCCAGCTCGATGATTGGAAGCCGTAAAATCTACATGAAGAAGAAATCAATGTAATGATGCGGAATAAAACCACAAGTAGACTAATGAAAGCTAAAATGTGAAACCAAAACCATAAGAAGACATACATCTTCCCATTGACAAAATTCTGCGGCAGGACACAAATTCCATCCCTGTTTTCTATGGAACCGCTAGGGCCGTATTTATGGTAAACACATTTAGTCATTTTAGGAAATAGACGTTCCATAGGATTTTTAACACTTTCTGTAAGTCGTTGGTTATACATGATTACATAAATTCCGTACAATGCAAAATCTTCACCGAGAAAGGCATTCATGAAACATATTTGTCCTACAACATTCACTAAATTCAACAACTCGCACGTAAAATATTTGTAGGCGTAACTGTTGTGAGAATGGAGTGTCGCACAAAAATAGTCGGCCAAAGGTTCAATGTTGTGTTCCATGCGACTTCTGCTCAGAACCGGTGAAGCAAGCTCGCTCGCCAACATCTTCATTCTCCCTCCTTCCCATGCTTTCCAGATGTAATGCGGCATGTAAAACAGCACTGCCTGCACGATTAAGACGAGGAAGATCCACTGGTAGTAATCGTAGAATTTCAACTGGTCCTCTTCTGTGTGTCCAGATACTCCAGGATACGGTATTCTTCGGCCCGTCGGTAGATTGATTGATTTCTCCACCAAAAAGGTTGAGTGCACATAACAGTAGGTGTTGAGAGACTTGTACGGAAAGTCTGGGAAGTGACAATCCATGTGATCTCCGGAGAACTGCCCGGAGGTAACCAGCGTCGAAAAGGCAAGAAGAATAACCACAGTTACTCTGTAATGCAGCCGGAAGAAATGATTGTCAATGGCAATCAACTGAACTTTCAGTAGACCAACTAAAGACCGCAAAGCGTGCAACATCGTGGAGCTTTGAAGTAACACTAAGCGATCGCAACGTGGGTTCCTTTATTTATAACCAATTGATAAGATCGCAAGAGTAATGGCGCGCGATATTCCCGAGTGGGTCCTGTACTTAATTTGTAGAAACTTTATAAAGTTTTTACAAACATTAGAAATAGATGCAAAAATGTGTTGCACAACTTGGGTCGAAGCTGCAACGCCGTGGTGGCACAGTGGCAGAACGGCTGTTGTGATTCCTGGCAATATAAATTATGTGCTGGTATTCATCATCATGCCCACAGTATGTGCTACGTGAGGAACCAAAAGAATGTTGACAGAGGCTAACAGTATGCTCATTATCATTCAGATGGACAAAATCTCTCGTGATAAGTCATTATAATAAATAAATATATTACAATAAATCTGTATTGATAAGTCTTGTAGGATGGAGCTTATATTCGCATGGGATTAACACTGTCTCGATATTTGTAGCTACCCGCGGAGCTTCTCAGTTCCTATCAACATGCAACAACTACCTTTTCGGGACACGATTTTGACTTCTCAGCATGGACGCATCTTCCTACACAGCCTCCCGTTTTATAGTTGAACGTACTTTGAACATTGTAAAAGTGCATTAACGGCGATGAAATATCTAATCGTTACTCATGGCTCAAAGCAGCAACTGCCGTCAGCCCCTTAACTTGTCGGCGCCTTTAATCATCGGTGTTTTTAATTAATTCAATGCACACTCCAATTAAGACGATGGATTTGTCACACATCCTGTCGTTGGGTTTTTTAATCCTTCTTTTTCGCAAAATAACAAGCATGATAAGACGGAGCAAGCTTCCGCTCGATGATGAAATACACCATTACTCCTTAAGGCTTGACCTCACGCCCGATAACCTGCAGTCTTTGTTATTAAACCGCCGGGCGACCTGAGAGATCTTATTACGGTGTTGCACAACAAAACTCACATAAAAGCATTGCATTTGAAGCGTTGTCAACTTCCGAAACTAGGGAGGCTACGTACTGCACAGAAGAGGCAAGCGAGATGCATTTGGCATAAGTAAAGAGATGTTAAAGTTGTCTGCAAGCGAACACAAAAAATTATGACAGCTCACGGTTGAACGTCGTGCTATGTTAACGCCGAGCCATGAATTCTGAAAGTTGCTGAACTCTTGGGTGCAATAACGACATTCACGTTGACGCAGGAATTACACAAATAAGTACCAAGTTTATTTAATTTAATGAACACATTTTTCAAAGCTCTCCCTAGTCCCCGTAGTTGGAATTTCGTTGACTCACCTTATCGGCAACAACGCCGGGTCTCTATGGTTCACTAGAAGAAAGCTAATTATGCCGCCGTATTCTTATCGCTTCCGCTCATGAACAGGAGAACAATGGCATACAAAAGCTCAAAAGTTCTCGAAATTATTTACTTCATTCCTATCATCTATCAACACACAACGTACCCAACTGTTTGAAAAAGAATTTGCCGCGCCATACTGCGTTGAACTGCGTTGCATAAAATAGTACTCCCTCAACATGGTCCATGTGTGGAACCTAGGCACTTCATACTCCGAGGAGGCTGTTCGTGATTTCGAAGAGCAGCGTGAAGCAGACCGTCGGCAAGAGGAGGAGCGGCGTGCAGCAGAACGTCATAGAGAGCAGATACGACGTGCAGTAGAACGTCAGAGAGAGGAACAACGTGCAGTGGAACGTTGGACAGCGGAGCAACATGCATTAGAACGTCAGAAAGATAAGGAGCGGCTTGCAGCAGCACGTCAGTGTGAAAATGAGAACGTACATTGTCTGGAACAATTGACACTCTGCCCAAGCGACAATTCTAGCACACTACAGTCTGCCGTGGATGAAGAAAACCAGGGAAAGGCGCAGAGCAGCAGTAGTTAAGTTACAAAAAGACCATACAGTGTATATTTTAGTGGATTCAGTTTAGTGGATTATCTTAAATAAAAAACATGAGTTTCTATGTATTTTTCTTTCATTTAAAAGTAGATGCCCAGTGATGAATGATAACCTTCCATTTACGTTTCTATCGCATCAGCCCATCTTTGGTTTTGCACATGTACACATTACACTTAACACTGATAAACAATTGTGCTTATCTATGAAACTATTAGCATAGCTTACGTGACTGATACATACGTGCAATGGGTCGTGACCGTCGATCATGGTTCAACTGCAATTTAGATTGCACCTTACATTTAGTTTAGATAAAACGCAGCTCAAACTTACCTGTTGACAACATCTGACACTGAAAATGTTTCTCCGCGAGTGTGAGTAAGAGACGGTAAGATAACTTCTGTTATCTTCAGCTCTCAGTTTTCACAATTGATCCCATCATACTGCAGAGTGCGGCCAGAATATGCTGCGCACTGTAAGCGTGGTGACAACTGGGTCCAGAGCAAGCTCCCACCATGTACACTGTTTCGCGTAAACTTTTCTCGTAGCAAAGACTCATTGCTATCAGTTACCGTGTCACACGGTGGACGCTTGGCACAGGTTGACAGGTTGGCCTGCTGAGGTTGGAGAGATGCTACGGGAGCTGGTAATGCAACACACTCACTTCGATATACGCATGCTAGGGGAAAACAGTTAATATTCTGCTAATGCAATGAAATTCCACCTACGCCACGAATAAATAATTTATTCTGTAAATCTAAATGCCAAGAGTGATCAATTGGTGCAGTCGTATTTTTTCTTGACAGTATCACAAAACTTATTCTCATACTAAAATCAACTGGTACAAGATGCAGCTGCTGGACTAGGGTATAAAATATTATACACGTTGTACATGCATGAATAACAACGATAAAGACACAATTGAAAACCAAGATGGCAGATCCATCCATCCAAACACATCCATACAAGAATTTTACACGTCCAAGAGGAAATGGACATCGGTGACCACAAAGAAAATCTATTGATACATTTTTCTTCACGATATAGTCATCTTCCGCCCGGCACGCGAGTGATTGATTTCTCTACCAAAAAGGTCTAGTGCACGTAGGTGCTGAAAGACTTGTGCGGGAATTTTCTAAAGTAACAATCCATGTAATCTCTGAAGACCTGTAAACTAATTAAACTTTTAGCAGAGCACGCAAAGGCTACGTTGTCAGTGACATGGCACACCGTAGGTGTAACTCACTGTTCATCTGGGTCCTATAAATTGGAAGAGTTTACGGTTCAGTTTTCGATTGACCATCTTTCACTTGGACACTTTATCTTTAAACAAAATTTATTGTAGGGCTGGCTGAAGGCGTGGCTGTTGAAAGTTTTTCTGTACAATAGGCAATGCTAGTATTGAATATAGGTATTAACTATAATTTTGGAGGTTGGTATTCATTAGTAATTCATGTTGGTGTTTCATGTAATGTTGTCATCGTAAACAAAAAGAAGGAAAATTAATTTACAAATTTTAATTTCATTAATATAAAAATCAATAACAATAGTAAAATTTCCAATTTAACCCCGTCACAGCATGGGTTGTCACGTACGCGTGACACATCACGGCTGGTCAAGTATACATAATACGGTAAAGATACCGTATTTGGTGTTATGCATTTCATTGCAGTTTGACATGTCTTGCTTTTCACTATCTGTCGATGACGGTGGTTGGCTGCGAATGTCAACCAATCTTGTACGATAAAGCTTATATTTGCATGATCTTTTACACTGTCCTGATCTTTGTGACCACTCTCGGAGACTTCAGAACATACGCGACTTATACAATACCCAGTCCATGACACGCCTTTTAGTTAAGCAGCACGTCTTCCTATGCAACATTTCAGTTGGTTCGGTGGTAAAACTATACTGACGACCACAATATTCAGGGCTAACGTTGCCCTAAACATTGCAAGATCGTCAACGTTGATGGACATCCAATAGTCGCTTCTTAGTGGCAGCGGCAGCTGCTGCACCCGTGAGAGCGATAAAAATATTATTGCATTCTTTTAATAATTCACATGATCGATTACCGATACAGACGTAACATACATACAGGACAATACTTTGCGGTATTTTTTGCCAAAAGCCTCATATAGTAATTTCGATGCTATTTCCCTAAATTTACGCCCTAGGTACCTAGTGCGAACTACTCACAAAGCCGCGATTACGTACATTCTGTAAAATATATCCTGCTTACGTGACTTTTTTGTGGTGACTCCACATTCATAGGTATTTCACGGATAATATAAATATGTTCATATTGTCCTGAAAAATTTAGTTCAATCCTATCAATCATCATTTCACCACGGACCTAACTTTGTGGAAATAAAATTCTGCTTTAATCTATCGTTTAACCGCGTGAAGAAGAAGGGACATTTTGAAAATGGTTAACGTGTACGACTTGGGAACTTCATATTCCGAGGACACTCTTCGCCGCATGGAAGAGCAGCAACATCAAGAGAAATGTCGGCGAGAACAAGCGCGACGTGCAGCAAATATTCAGAGGATCAGGGAGCGTCAAGAAAATACTCGGAGAGAAGAGGCTCAACGAGAAGCAAAACGTCGGCGAAACTGGTAGGACGCTCGGTATTCCTCATCCATGAGTTAACTCCAATGCGGAGCAACGGTACTCCTTCACAACTATGCCTCGTAACAACTGGACTTGCTACGTCAACTCGCTAAACTTTGAGATTTGAAACTTCTGAACGCCAGACTTTCTCATGCCTACCAAGTGCAATGCATCGTCGTGTTCGACCCACTGAACACAACTTGAACGTGACTTTTGGAAATCCCTGCCATTAGAAGAACTCTCTGCTGTTAAGTTGCAAGTATGGTCTTCAAATATGGTGACGAACATAGAGCAGAGCTGGCGTACACGTGAGTGCGATAACGAAAGAACTCAGCAAAGGCAAAAAAATTTTGGGTTTCCCAGAATTCAATTAATACATGGATTAAAAAATTAATTAGTCTTTATTAAAACTCTCCGGGCCGAGTTTTATCGATAACGATGCTAGGTCTCCTCGGATCACAGGAACAAGGCAATACCTTGTTACGCTTATCGCTTCCTTTCGTACGAACAATGGAGTACAAGGCATATTCCATGGTGTGTGTGCGTTGATACCTAATCCAGAAATCTATAAAATGCTCCATACTTTCCTTTATAATTTAGTTCCATTTCGATAATCGATTACTGCATAACGCGCGCAACTTCCTTAGGGAAATACTGTTATACTATTCGGTTAAACTGCGTTGGAGTAAACTGAACACTTTCATCATGGTCAATGTATGGGACCAAGGTACTTCATATTCCGCTGCTGCTGCTGAGGCTGCTCGCCGTGAAGAAGAACAGCGTGAAGCAGACCGTCGGCGAGAAGAGGAGCGACGTGAAGCGGAACGCCAGCGAGAAGAGTCGCGGCGTGCAGCAGAACGTGAGCGAGAAAGGGAGCGCGAAGCAGAACGTCGGCGAGAAGAAGATCAACGAGAATCTAAACGCCGGCGAGAATATTAGGACGCTCGACGCTCGGTATTCCTGACTCCTGTGTGACATAGCTGCAGGTGATATGTGCATCGGCAGTTGTAGTTCGTATTTGTAGGTTTAAAAAAATTCAAAAGTGGCCCCGGACCTAGACCTAAAGTTAATCGCAAACTCTCCCACCGATTCTAAGATCACGTGTTAAGTGCAGTCGCAGTCAGTTGTTTTTCAAAACTTCAAGTGTGTTAAAGTACTTTTGTATGTAGTTTTTAGTAAGCTGGAGTTGTTGTATCAGTAGAGCATAAAAAATACCCACTTCGTGGGGTTGTGTTTACAATCTAGTATTCAAAAAAGTTTACTCAAAAATAATATTCTGTGTTTTATTTGACATAGTAAATGTCAGATCGCTCGGCGATAAATTGTGAGCTTACCTTAACATAAAACCACCGGGTGCAGTGTTTACTATAACGCTTTAAACAAATACGTGACCCTAAGCAAATATTTTTTGTTTTGTTTGATATAGTAAATATAACCGCAGCAGTAAATGTTGAGCTCTTTTTTATGACTGAGCAGTTGTTCACAACCGGTACATCTTAATGTTGAGAAATACTTAACTCTAAATTTTATATTGAAATGTTGAGCTTATTTTTATGACTTGGAGTAGTCTCGCAGTTTTGTAGTAAAATGTTGAGCTTTTTTTATGACGCATTAGCCGTGCACAGAGTTTACTGTTGAACAAATAACAATACTCGGCTCTAAAATATTGTTATTTTGTTTCAATTGATCGTAAATGTAACTTCAGTGATATATGATCAACTGATTTTTAGCGCTGAGCAGTCGTGCACAGCCGTTATTCCTTCATACTATAAAAAACTTCACTCTAGAATTATATCCGAGTGTTGAGCTC